CGAAGTTATGGACGTACGCGGTCGCCGCCGATTTTCCTAGCGCCGCCATCGACGCGTCATCGATCCGAAGACGCGCCTGAATCAGATCCCGCGCCGGCTCGCGCTCGATCCCCGCCATGACGTTCTGCACCAGCAGACCGCCGCCGATCAGACCAGCAGCAGCCAGGGCCGCACCGACAGGGCCACCGGCGGATCCGAGCCGCAGCAGCGCCGACGAACCGGCGAACCCCTCGGCGAAGCTCGACGCCGCACCGGAACCAGCTTCAGCCGCGCCGGACACCGACCCGCGAAGGCCCGTCAGGAATCCCGCGCCAGCCCGGGCACCGCCCCGCGCGGCCTCTTCCTGCGCCTCGGTGAGCGACTGCTGTGCACGCTGCAACGACCGGGTCTGCTGCTCGATATCGCGAAGCGCCGCCTGCTGGGCCCGATACGCCGCGTTGCGTTGTCCCTCGGCCCGTTTGAGCGCCGAGCCACCTTTTTCGCGGACTTCCTCGATCCGCGCCTCCGCGGTGGCGAGCTTGTCGGCCGCCGCCGCTTCCTTGTCGCGAAGCTTCGCGATAGCGTCCGACGACTTTTTGACCGCAGCCTCGGCTTCCTTGACGCCGTCGCGGACACCACCGGAGATCGCAAGAGACGCCTGCTTCGACACACCGCCGAACGCCTTGCCGAGCTTGCGATCGATCTCGGGCCCGATGCCCTCGATAGAAGGCAGAATTGGAAGGATGTACTTCCCTACCTCTTGACCGCTGGTCATCATCGCACCAGCTCAAGGGGGATTTTGAACTGAGAGTTCACGTCCAGATACTTTGCTGCGGCGAGCAATCGATCAGTGCTGTCCTTAGCTAGTCCGAGGATGAAATTGCAGTCCTGGCAGAGCAATCCACGAATGCAGTTGCCGCAGGATCCGATGCCGGCGCGGCGGAAGTCGCTGGACGGCTTCCGGTCTCCGCATTTGGTGCAAGTTGCATGGATCATGATCGTCAGGCCTCGGTGCTGCCCTTATCGGCGCTGTCGGCGTCGGTGTCGCTGTCGTCGCCTGTTCCGAGCACGTCGGCGTTGGCCGCGGGCAGGAATGCGCCGAAGTAGAACGCGTGGAACTCGCCAGCCAGTGGCGCGACCTCGTTGAACCGGGCCCACTGCTCCGGGCCGAGCAACAGCTCGATGCCATCCATCCGGTCCGTGGCACTGCCACGTTGGAAGCACTGGATCGCGCGGGTCGGCCAGTACGCCTGCAACTTCGGGAACGTGAATTTCGCATTGCGAAACTCGATGGTCGACACCTCGAAATCTGGCTTGTCCGTGGTCTTCTGCGCGGTCTTGCGGGGAGCGCGGGGAGCGCGGGGAGCGCGGGGAGCGCGGGCAGTGGTCATCAGCTGGCCTTTCTGTTGGAATCGATTTCGCGACGACGGGTCGCCATCGCCTTGTCCATCGCCGACAGCACGGTCGACGGAAGCCCTTCGGTGGGCGGCGATGACTGCGGGGCAGCAGGATTCGCGCCAGCGGCGCGCCGGGCCCGCGCCGCTTCCATCCGGGTGCGCGACGCCTCCGGGCTGTAGTAGTCCTGCTTCGACTTGAGATCGGCCATCTGCTCGTCGTTCTTGCGCTTCTCTTCGAGCGCCGCGGCGATCTCTTCGGCAGTCATCGGCCGGCCCACGTACACGCGGCGCGCGATCTGCTCCCACACCTGCGCCAGCAGGATTGACTGTTTCGTCCACAATTCCCGGCCGCCGTTACGGGCCACCGCGAGCGCCGAAGTGGGTTGCGATCGGCGGATATACGTCCAGATCTGCCGCAACGTCAGACCGCCCCGCCACCGATCTGCGTAGTCGACATTCCAGAACCGCCGCAGGTCAGACGCGATGTCGTCCTCGTTGTTGTCGAGGTAGTCGAGCAGCAGTGGCACTGCACCGAACACGTAGGCGCCGAAGAACTTTTCGGGCAGCGGCTTTGTCTCCGGAAGTCGCTCCACTCCGACCGCGGCGGCCATCGCATCCGACAGCGACACCAGGTCGCCGTACAGCGGGGCCGGTGCGGTCTGACCGTTGAGCAGCTGCGCTACCGCGTCGACACTGCGGCCCGCGCGAATCAGGTCGAGCGGCCAATCTTCAAGGGCCCGCGGGATCGTCAGCCGGTGGCCGCGCCAGACGAGCCCGACCTCGGGTTCGCCGAGCGCTTCCAAACGCGCTGCGTCACATGTGGTCACCTGTCGGCATTGCTCCAGCTTTCGCTTGCTCGCCGTGTCCTCGCACCGATCGCCAGCGCTCGCGACCGTGCCGTCCTAGACCAGGACAGTAGGAAACTCGCGTGTGGTCTGCTCGCGAACGCAAACCGCCCCCGACTGGTCAGTTCAGTCGGGGGCGGTTCGCGAGGGGTATCTCTCGATCAGGTGCCGGGCTTGTCCGCCGCGGCGGGCTTGTCGACGGGCGCCGACTTCGGTTCTGCAGCGTGCGCGGGCTTCTCTGCGCGCTTGGTCGGGGCGGCCGGATCGTCGGCCTCGACCACTGCGACTGCGGTCACGTTGCCGCGCGGCGGCGCGGACCGTTCGACCGGCGCATCGTGCTTCTTCGGGTCGTAGTACACCGCGACCTTTTTGGCCTCGACCAGCGACCGCGCCGAGTTCTCATCGACGTTGAGCACTTCGCCCGTCCGCCGCACCCCGACGTCCTTGATCAGCTTGACCTGCTTCATGTTCGGATCTCCGTTTCGTCTCGTGGGTTACGCGGCGTCGCCGTGCTGCCAGTCGAACAGCTGGCGCGCCGAGTTCGGGAAGATCCGCGCCGTCAGCTGCCGCGGCGTGTTATCGCCCTCGACGTCCTTGTCGGACGGAATCCACAGGCGCGAGGGGCGCTTCGAAATCTTGCGATCCACATACCCGTCTGCGGTGCGCTTCTCGAACGCGAAGAACAGGTGGGCCGGGTCGGGCACGCCGAGCACTGTGTCGGACGAGCCTGGCCACAGGATCGACTGCATGACGGGGTTGTCTTCGCGGGCCGACACGGTCACCGTCGCCTTGAAGTCCTTGCTGGCCACGAGGATGGTGCCGTAACCCCAACCGGTGATGTCGGTTTCGGACCACTCGCGTGCCAGATCGATACCGTCCGCGCCGACCAGGATGCCGAGATAGCCCCACTTGACGCCGGTCGCCGCGTCCCACGCAATCGACGTGTCGAGCGGCTCGGTGACATCCGCGGGAACGTCGGCCGGATTGAGTGTGGGGTTCTTGTACACGAAAACGTCGGCCTCGGTGAATAGCCGGACATTGCTCGGGTTACCCGCCATGTTCCTGTCTCCCTGTCGTTCAGGCGATGATCTCGGTTCGGATCACCGCGGTCACGGTCCCGGACGCAATGTCCGCCCCGGTCTGCGTGTGCTGCGCTTCGGTAAGCGCCGTACCGTTTTTCCGGATTGCTGCCAGTCCTTCAGGCACGATAGCGAGGATGCGACCTAAGCACTTGCGAGCGATTCGGCGGCTCGTCGGCACGTCATCCGAGCCGACCGTGATTCGGATCGTGTGATCAGATTTCACAGGCCAGTCCACGCCACCGCCATCGTCGGCGATGAGCACGAGCGGCCGGCCATCATCGAGGGACCAGTCCAGCGGCCACTTGTGCGTGGCGATTCTTGGTTCCGGTATCTCGTCGGCCAGCAGCTCCACCACCGCAGCCTTGACCGCGTCGACAGGCTCGCCTTGCACTCTGGTGCTCATGACGGGTTCAGTCCTTGCCGCCCAAGCGCTCTGGTCACCGTGCCATCGACCGCCTGGTCCTCGGCCGGTACCGAGATCGACACCACCTGCCGGTCAGTGGTGTACTTGCGGATCTCGCCGCCCGACTCTGATGCCACGGGCCCGGCGATGGCATCGAGCGCCTCGGCAACGCCGGGATCTTCCCGCAAGATCTGACTGATCACCCTGCGATTCCCGCGAAAACCCGCGCGCTGCGCCATCATCCACCACCCCTGAACTTCGCCAACACCACATCCCGATTCCGCTCGGCATGCTGCGAGAACATCCGCTGCACCCGGGCCACACACCGCCGACCGCGAACGGTGATCCAATCGCCATCACGCACACCGGTACCGAGAGGCAACACCACCGTGAAATCCGCTTCGTCCGTGGTGCCTTCAGCGCCGTACCGTTCCGCCGTGTTGCCTGCCGTCACTTCGATTGCCTCGACGTCGACCGGTGCGCCGTCCGGCAGTCGATGCCCGTCGTCGTCCTGGCCACCACGCGGCGTGATCGTCACCAGCTCCGTGACACTGGCGACCGTTTCCTCGCGCGAGCAGTACACGCGCACATGATGATCGAGCCCATCGATCAGGGTCCGCTGCATCAGCGCATCGCCGATCAACTCGAACACCTTGCCGTCGTGCTCGATCGCGTCCTTCGACGTCAACGCCATCGCGTCATCGTCCGGCTGTAGTGCGGCCTTCGCCTGATAGGCCGCGACACCGGCCGTCTCGGTAACGCTGGTGACGGTGAATTTCGCGCGGTCCTTCGAGATTCGCCGATCGGTGTACGTCGGACGACCATCCGCATCGACCACACCCGACGCCGGATCCCTGAATATCAGGATCACGGTGTCGGAGCCGATGACGAACTGGCCCATCAGTAGTCGCCGACAGGGAAACAGCCGCGCGGCGCCGGGGTGAGCGAGATCCCCAGGCGAGCCCATTGCGCATCCGAAATGTCGATCGCGGCATTCGGATTGACGAATACCCGCTGCTCGGTCGCATTGTCGGTGGTGATCGTCACCGATGAATACCCGGCGTACGTTCCGGGCCGCAGCACCGCGGCGACGAGCTCGTAGACCACAAGCGTCACTTCGGGGTCCGACTCATCGAGGGGGATCCCGGCAGCACTGAAGCGGCGCCGAATTTGGTTCGACGCCGCCATCAGCAGCAGATCAGCGAACTTGTCCTCGGCCCCGACCAACGGCCGGAACATCTCAACGAAATCCGCTTTCGAGAGGATCGGCGACACCACGCCGGCCATCGATCAGACCTCGATCGACTGAAGCTCGTCCTTGGTGAGCTTCTCGAGTTCGGCTTCCGGACGGCCGGTCGCGGCCGAGACGTACTCGACCCACTTCTCGTGCGCGGCAGCCTTCGCGGGACGCTTCAGCTCGACCACGGGCACGGTGACCTCGGTGACTGGCACAGGCTCGACGGTGTCCGGCTTCTCGCTGGCCGCCTCCGGCTCCGTCTCAGTCGTAGGTTCGACCTCGACCACAGGCAGCACGGCCGGGGTGAGTGCGATGTCGTGATGGAGTGGCGCCGCATCAGATTCATCGGATCCGGCCGGCACGGTGACGCGCGGCTGAATGTTGGCCAGTGCCCGTTCGAGTTCGGTCGGTGAAGTGGCGGGCACCGGGGCAGGCGTGAACACGCCTTCCCGGTCGCCCCGCTCGACTTCATCCTCCGATAGATCGACCGTCGCGCCGAAGCGCGCGAATCGCCGAACACCCGCGGTATCGCGGTATCGCCAAATCGCTACTTTGACAGTGCGAGTAGCCATTCGAGGGATTCTCCATTTCCTGATCAGCCGGCCAGGCCGGTGACCTTCTTGACCGCGTACGGATCGGTGACGGCCATGATGGGCAGCACCGAAGACTGGACCCAATTGCGCTTCGTCGCGGGCTCGCGCCACGTCTCGGTCTGCAACATCTGCTCGTAGCCGAGGAACCCGACACCACCCCGCACCGCGGCGTACGCGGTGCCCGCGGTGATGCGATTCGACCGGAACATCGAGATCTCCGCATCGTCCAGGATCGACGTCAGATCGGGGCCATAGACGATCCGCAGCGTGGCGTACTCTTGCGGGTTCACCAGCCACACGTTGTAGAAGTAATCCAGCTCTTCGACGTCGGCCGCGAGCTGCGCGCTGATGATGTCAGCGAACGGACGCTCGGCCATCGGAGTCGGCGACGTGCCAGTCAGCTCGACGTTACCCCAATCATGGCCGGGCACAACACCAGCGCCACCGAGCGACGTGATCACCGCGTCGAGCACAGCGATCGTCCGGTTGTTGACCTTCCGGACGATCGTGTTCCCGGTCTGGCGGGTCAGACGGTCCATCTGGACGGTGTCGTTGCGGCGGATCGCCTCGTCCGACATCCAGAACTTTCCGCCCCAGTCCTCGGACTGTGCGACCTTCGGCTGCAGTCGCTCACCCTGAACGATCGGGTACTCGTCGGACGGGCCGCGCTGCTCGACGTCGTTCTTCGTGTACAGCTCGTTGATGGTGACGACGTCGTAGATGATCGCGCCCGCGCTGGTCGTGGTGCCCGGCGAGCCGAACAGCTCCGGTGCGATGAACTTCTGCAGCGTCAGATCCGAAAGCCGCTTGGTGATCCGGCCGGGCTGCGAGAACGCCATGTCGACAGTGATCTTGTTGTCTGCGACAACCGGAGCGCCCAGCGGGTAGGCGACGGGAGAGTTAGCCATTTTGGGTTCGGCCCTTTCAGTAGAGGCTGATCTCGGCGTCGGCGCCATCGGCCGCCGCGGTGAGTGCGTAACCGACAGCGATTCCGGCGGTCTTGGTCTTCGCCTTGCCGGTGGTGCCGACCTCGACCTCGGCAAATGCCGCGATCGCACCGTCTGCGGTCACGTGGGTGACACGCGAGTTGCCGCGAGCCACACCGACGATCTCGCCGCTCGCGGCGTCATACTTCGCCACGCCGCACACGCGACCCGCGGCATCGGCCGGG